ACAATCAAAAATAAAGATTAACTTTGCAAGATACAGTAATAAAGGAACAATTAGCGAAATGATTAAATGAAAGATGTCAAAATAAATATAGCATCCGCAGGATTTCCGAGCCAATTCGTCTCTGATTCGGTTAAAGCTTCAGAAGAATTTGGTCTGCAGATAGGTCAGGCTATTCAGTACGAGTGGTTTAAGAAAGATGGGAACGGCGGTAGATACTACGGACAATGGAGAGATTTTCACAAACTGAGATTATATGCTCGTGGTGAGCAATCAGTAGCGAAATATAAAAATGAATTAGCAGTTGATGGTGACTTGTCGTATCTAAATTTAGATTGGACACCTATCCCTATTTTACCTAAATTCATAGATATCGTTGTAAACGGTATGTCAGATAGATTATTTAAGGTTAAGGCGTATGCACAAGATGCAATGTCTCAATCTAAACGTAGCAAGTACCAGGATATGATCGAGGGTCAAATGGTTGCAAGACCAATCCTAGAATCTATTGCTGAGAAGACAGGGGCAAACCCTTTTGTTACAGATCCAAATGAGTTACCAGCTACAGATGAAGAGTTGTCATTGTATATGCAACTTAACTACAAGCCTGCAATTGAGATTGCAGAGGAGGAAGCTATTAATACTTTGTTCGATGCTAATCATTATGATGATACTCGAAAGAGGCTTGACTATGATATGACGGTACTTGGTGTTGCTATGGCAAAGCACGAGTTCTTGTTAGGTGATGGTGTAAAAGTTTCATACGTTGATCCAGCAAATGTGGTTTACAGTTATACTGAAGACCCACAATTTAAAGACTGTTTCTACTGGGGAGAAATTAAATCTCTTCCAATTATAGAATTAAAAAAGATAGACCCTACATTAACAAATGAAGACCTAGAGGAAATCTCTAAGTATGGGCAAGATTGGTACGATCATTTTAATGTTTCTCAATCTCAACAAAACGATATATTTCAACGTGACTCTGCTACCATAATGTACTTCAACTATAAAACAACGAAAGAGGTTGTTTATAAAAGAAAGACAAAAGATAATGGTAATAAGAGTATGATTGAAAAAGATGATTCTTTTAATCCACCATCAGAAATGCAAGAAGAGGGAAGCTTTGAAAAGGTTTCTAAAACTATTGATGTGTGGTATGAGGGAGTTATGGTGATGGGTACTAACATCTTACTTCAATGGAAGTTGTCAGAGAATATGGTTCGTCCACAATCTGCAACCCAACACGCTTTACCAAATTACGTAGCTTGTGCGCCAAGAATGTACAAGGGTGTGATTGAGTCTTTAACTCGTAGAATGATTCCTTTCGCAGATTTAATTCAAATAACACATTTGAAACTTCAGCAAGTAATCTCAAGAGTTGTACCAGATGGTGTCTTTATTGATGCGGATGGTTTAAATGAGGTGGACCTAGGAACAGGTGCTGCTTATAATCCTGAAGATGCTTTAAGACTATACTTCCAAACAGGTAGTGTTGTTGGTAGAAGTTACACACAGGATGGTGAGTATAACCAAGGAAAGGTTCCAATTACACAGTTAACATCTAGCTCTGGTTCTTCTAAAACACAAATGCTTTTAAGTAATTATAATCACTATCTGAGTCAAATTAGACAGGTGACAGGGTTGAACGAAGCAAGGGATGGAAGTATGCCTGACTCTAACGCGTTAGTTGGTGTTCAGAAATTAGCAGCTTTAAATTCAAATACAGCGACAAGACATATCCTTGATGGAAGTCTTTATCTTTATAAGAGTTTAGCAGAAGCATTAACATATAGAGTTGCTGATATTTTACAGTACTCAGATTTTGCTGATGAGTTTGTTAACCAAATAGGAAAGTACAATGTAAGTATCCTTCACGATATTAAGGATTTATACATTTATGACTTTGGTGTTTTTATTGAGATATCTCCAGATGAAGAACAGAAAGCACAACTTGAACAAAATATTCAGGTAGCGTTATCTAAAGGTGGAATTGATCTTGAGGATGCTATTGATATTAGAGAACTTCGAAATCTTAAACTTGCGAATCAGTTATTGAAAATGAAACGTAAGGGGAAAATGGAACGTGAGCAAAAGCAGGCACAAGAAAACCAAGCGATGCAATACCAACAACAAATGAACCAACAACAGATGGCTTCTGAGATGTCATTACAGCAATTCCAAATGGAGATGCAGGGCAAGATGCAGTTGAAGCAGAGTGAGGTAGCGTTTGAGATCGAGAAGATGAAAAATGAGGCGCAACTTAAATCTCAATTAATGAACCAGGAGTTTAGTTTAAATATGCAACTACGTGGTATTGAGACGGATCAGCTTCAGGATAGAGAAGATAAAAGAGAAGGAGCAAAAGCTAACAGAATTAGTCAGCAAAACTCTGAACAATCTAAATTAATAAACCAGAGAAAAAATAATCTACCACCTATTAGTTTTGAATCTAATGAGGACAGTATGGATGGGTTTGATCTTTCGGAATTTGACCCACGATAACTTGTCTAAAACTTAAACAATTATTGTGTAACTTTGTAATATTATTAAATCTAATCAAATATGGGAATTACAGTAAGAGATCTAGGAGAGTCAGACGGAAAGTCTGTTCAGGAAGTTGAGCAAGGATTGCTTGACAAACACGCATCAGATAATAATGATCCTGCAGAATCTGCTACAGAAGCAGCAGAAGCGGTTAAGGTATTAGAAGAGGCAGGAGCGGCAGCAGTCGTTCAAGAAGATATTATTAATACTGATTTAAACGAGGAACAAGTTCTTTCATTTATTGAAAAAAAATACGGTAAGCAAATAAATTCACTTGATGATTTTACGCAAGCTAGAGAAGAGTCAGAACCTCTTCCTGAAGATGTGGCAGCTTACTTTAAATTTAAAAAAGATACAGGTCGCGGAATTGAAGACTTTGTTAATTTAAACAAAGACATCAATGAAATGAATCCTGACAAATTGCTAAAGAGTTATTTGATGGCAACTGAAAAGGGTCTTGATGAAGAAGACATCGATGATATGATGGAAGACTATTCATATGACGAAGACCTTGATGATGAATCAGATGTTAAAAGAACAAAATTAGCAAAGAAAAAAATGCTTGCTAAAGCTAAAGAGCATTTCGAATCTGAAAAAGAAAAATACAAGGTACCTCTTGAGTCAGGGGGTAGTTCAATTTCTGAAGAAGATAAGAAAGGTTTAGAGGATTATAAGCAATCTGTTCAAGACGCAAATACTTACGAGGAGGCACTAGATCGCAGAAGCGAATGGTATACCGAGAAGTTAGATGAAACCTTTAACACTGAATTCAAGGGCTTTGAGTTTGGTATAGGTGACAAAAAACTTGTCTTTTCTCCGGGAGATGCTACAGAGTTACGTAAAATACATTCAGACCCAGCGAACTTTACTAAGAAGTTTTTAACGGAAGACGGTATGTTACAAGATTCTAAAGGCTATCACAAGGCTTTGTCTGTTGCAATGAACCCTGATAAATTTGCCGCGTTCTTTTATGAACAAGGTAAAGCAGAGGCACTTGATAATGATATTCGTAAGGCAAAGAATATAAATATGTCTCCGCGTCAAACACCACAAGCATCTGCAGCTTTAGGAGGAATGCAAATACGAGCAGTAGGAGACGACAATGGTCGTGGACTAAAAATTAGAAGTAAAAAATAACAATTTAAAAAACAAAAAATTATGGCAGTACAAGCAGTACCGGGATATAACTTGCAGCCAAGTGCGCAACAAGTACCCTTAGCAACAAACTACATCAAGAACTTCGACTTCTTGAACCAGTACCTTCCTGACACTTACGAAAAAGAATTCGAGCGTTATGGAAACAGAACAGTATCATCATTCTTAAGAATGGTTGGTGCAGAAATGCCTTCTAACTCTGACCTTATCAAATGGGCTGAACAAGGAAGATTACACACTAAATATGTTAACTGTACAACAGCAGCAGCTTTAGCAGCTGATACTGCAACATTTGCAGTTAATGATACAGGGATTCCTGCATATACAGCTGACAATGCAATTGCGGTTCGTGTTGGACAAACAGTAATGATTACTGACAATGCAGGTGGAGCAAACAACAAAGCGATTATAACTGCAGTTAATGTAGGGGCAAACACTTTTGATGTAGCTTTTTATGAAGCAGCAGGAATTGCTGTTGCTGGAGCAGGTGCAGTTTTTACTGTATTTATTTATGGTTCTGAATTTAAAAAAGGATCTAACGGAATGCAAGGTTCTTTAGAAGCAGATGATATCTTCTTCGAGAATTCTCCAATTATCATCAAAGATAAGTACTCTGTATCAGGTTCTGATATGGCGCAAATCGGATGGGTTGAAGTAGCTACTGAGAATGGAGCAACTGGATACCTTTGGTATATGAAGTCTGAGCACGAAACTAGATTACGTTTTGACGATTATTTAGAGACTGCAATGATTGAAGCAGTTCCTGCAGAAGCAGGTTCAGGTGCTATCGCAGCAGGTGGTGACGTAGGGAACAAAGGTTCTGAAGGAGTATTCTATACTGTAAACCAACGTGGAAACGTTTGGGGTGGTGGATATCCAACGACTCTTCCTGATTTCGATACTATCGTTTCAAGATTAGACAAACAAGGTTCTATTGAAGAGAACGTAATATTCGTTGATAGAGCATTTAGTTTTGGTATCGATGATATGTTAGCTACAATTAACGGTTACGCAGGTGCAGCTTCTGCAAATGCAGCATCTTTCGGATTATTCGAAAATGACCGTGATATGGCTTTAAACCTTGGTTTCTCAGGATTCCGTAGAGGTTATGATTTCTACAAATCAGATTGGAAATATTTGAATGACCCTACTATGAGAGGTGGTTTACCAACTGCAGCAGGTTCAGGAAAAGTAAATGGATTATTAGTTCCAGCAGGATCTACTACTGTTTATGATCAAATCTTAGGGAAGAACGCTAAGAGACCTTTCTTACACGTAAGATACAGAGCTTCTGAGACTGAAGACAGACGTTACAAAACTTGGATTACAGGTTCTGCAGGTGGTGCTGAGAACTCTGACCTTGATGCAATGGAAGTTAACTTCCTTTCTGAAAGAGCAGTATGTACTTTAGGTGCTAACAACTTCTTCTTATTTCAAAACTAGAAGTATTATTTAATATTGGAGGAGCCAATTTGGTTCCTCCAATTATTATAAAAATTTAAATTTTAATTTTAATTATAT